CATTGACTGGATTTGCGCCTATATATGCCATTTAAATTCCTAATTAATTCTTTAAAGTTATACTTATATTTATAAGACTATTTATAAGTGTTTTATGACTTATTTACCTTACAACCTGAAGGTAATCCTAGTTTATCTCTACCATCAAATATATTTATATCTTTAAACTGACCATTCACATTGTTATAGTGTAGAAAGACTTGACCACAAACATCACCCTCAAAAGGTTCTCTCCAGTGTTCTAAATCACAACCACTATATACTAACATATCCCCTATTTCAAGATCAATTCTTGTGCCTGCTGGTGCATTAGGTTTATGTATATTTTTGTATTCATCTATGACATTATCACTACCTGTTTCATCTATGAATATGGGCCAAGGATCACCTCCTAGATTAAGTGTAGTAGATATCTCACAACTTGGTCGATCTTTATGTCTTTTTAATATATCACCTTTTTTATATGCCCTTGCATAAGAATATGTTGGCACTAATTGTAATCCTGTTTCTTGTTGCATTTTTGGTAATGCTTTCATCATTAAAGTTTCCATTACAAAATCTGCATAACAAGCATAAGTATTGGGTATCTGTTGATCGTCCCATGTTCCAAGAATAGGAGACTGTGAATGTATATTGTTTTGATACATAAAATTAACAGCATCCCGTTTAAGTAAGAAATAATTAAATATAAAATTAGCTAATTCATAAGAAATTGCATTTTTAATCACTTGATATTTTTTTGTTTTAAACATATTATCTCCTTATACCATAAAGCATTTTTGCATAAAATTAAATGATACAGATATTCTTATATCATTAGAATTATTAGGATCGACACAATGATTCAACCAAGAGGGAAACATAATTAAACGTCCTGTTTTAGGCTCGTAATGATGTTCTCTCAATAGTCTATCAGGTTTAGGCACATCTTTTTGTTTAGGTCTTGACATCAATGCGACCGATCTTGGATCCTCTATTTTTAATTGTCCAGAGTTTTTTGGTGCTTTAACATAATATACACCAGACCACAAAGAATTAGGATGTATATGTGCTCTATTACTTCCACCTGGTGGATTTATATTAGCCCACATATTACCTAAAAAAGGTTCACTCTCATAGTATTCTTGATCGTAAATAGTTCTTTGCGCTGAATATAACATATCTACAAGTTTTGCATATTCAGGTAACTCATTCATATTAGTATCTGAATGCCAACCTTTAATATTAGTTCTAATCATTCCTTTATCTCTATTAGACCAAGCTAATATATCTCTTTCAAGTTCTTGATTGAGAGTTGGATGTTTTATATCTGCAATGTAGATAGGTGTTGGAAAATATAATTCTCTAAACATTATTTAAACGGTGTCCCTCCAAACCACATCACAAGTGATTGTCTTCTACCACGTGTAACAGGTTTTACTCTATGTCTTATAAATGAAGCAAAAAATATTGCGTGTCCTTGTTTAAGTTTTGCAACTTTATTTTCATCCATTAATTCTAAATCTCCACCTTCAAATTCTGACTCAGGAGATAGTAAACAAGTCATTGATATTTTTCTAACTGGTGGTTCGTGTAGAAAGTTGACATCATTATCTACATGCCAATCATAAAAACCTCCTTCAGGATATTCTGTATATTGTGCTGTTTCTGTTAAACTCATTCCATCAAAACCAAAATGATTTCCATTGGTCTTTTTCATAACCGTTTCAATGTCTTTGTACATATTTAACATTTTTTTAAAAGGTATCCAACTGATATGTGAGGTTCTAGTTTTAGTATCAATTCTTCCTTCTTTAATTTCATGACCAGCACCTACCGCTGCTGTTTGTTTTGGTTCAGCTCTTCCAGCTGCAATAATCATCTCACATTGTTTAGGTGTGAAGATTGGTTTAGTTGTTTCTACTATATAAGATTTCCAATGTGGTTCTGTTATCATATTAATACCCGTATTCTATCCAACCCGTTATTATATATTTGTCATTCGATAGAGGAGGGTTGCCTCTATGAATATGCGTGAATTGTGACGGCCAAACTAGTAGTGTATTTTTCTCTGGTTTAAAACGACACTTTTGATATAAAAATTCTGTCTCCCCACCCTCGGTTACATCATTTAGATAAACCATAAAAGCTAATATTCTATTTCTTGCTTTCATCTCAGCATTTTCACAATGCCAATGATGATAACCTTCACCCACTTTTGTTTTCTGTATCTTAACTTCTAATATATTATGTGTAGCTAATTTTTTTAGATAAGAATATTTTTGAACATATAAAGGATATACTTCTTTAAAAAACAAATCTATNAAAGGTTTGTTATTATAAGTCATTGCAACATTAGTATCTCTTATAGTGTCTATTGCATTATCTGATACTAATATCTCGTCTTCTTTTCTTGGATATACAGCACCTTGTTGTTCACATTTATTAAAGTAATTTAGATAATCTTCTATCATTTCATTAGGCATAAAATTTTTAAATGCACCAATGTGATCATCTCTAATTAAATATTGTTTATCCATTACATAGCTCCTCTATTTTTAATAGGATCAAACTGTACATCACAATTTGCAGCTAGTGTTCTTCGTGTTTCAGTAGTGCCATTGAAAGGATAAACACAATGCCTCATGTCATAAGGAAACACATAGAAATCTCTAAGGTCCATTGGTGGTTGATAATCTATTTTAGCAAACTGACCATTAGCTGCACCTAATATTTGTAGTCTACCATTTTGTGGTATATCAGCATTAGAATATTCTCGACCATATGTTGATGGTAGTTTTAAAATCATTACAGAAGATAAACCTGTAAATAACATTCCTCTATGAATATGTGCTGGATTGTATTCATGTTCTTTCATCTCATTAACCCATATCGAATTTAAATGACTGTCATAATCTTTAATTTTATTAAACGCTAGATAGTGTTTAAATATAGTCATAAAATAGTCTGTCACATTTGTTGGTAACAAATTGTGATTCTTCATCTTAGATTGATCAGCGCCAGCATAGAATAATGAATGTTCATTTTCTATCTTACCTACTAACTGTTTATTAGCTGGCTCAAGTCTATGAAAGTTTTGTTCGTATATTTGATTAATCGAAGAAAAAATGTCTAGTGGTACTTGATACTTTAAAATTGATTGACCTAAAAATACAAAATCAAAATTAAGATTTTGGTTTTCCATGCTGTTCAATTTTTTCTTTTTCTTTATAACTATTTTCTAACTCACCAGATTTTCTAATTCTTTTTAATGATTCTAATTGACCCATTACATTAAATATATCTGTATCAGATGAGTTGTTATTTAATGTTTTTGCCTTTTGTGCATAGTGTAAACCATAAGATTCTAATTGATGTTGATTAACATCTTGATCATTAAAAGAACCATCATTAAATTCTTTCTTTAATCCAGACCACATACCAATTTCTCTCATTCTATGTTTTGCAGTTTTTTCCATAGACGCTTTTCCAAATCTACATTCATCTAAATCAATTTCGTATTTAGTTAATTTGTATTCGTCCGTTTCACTAGATATTTTTTTCTCTAGGTATTTTATCTTTGCGTCATTTCTTCTATAATCAAACGATAATGTCATTAAATTATCTAAATAAGTTGATTGTTCTCTAACACACTGCCAATACTTTGAAGCTTTAGTTGGGTATCTATTGTCTTGCAATACAGAAAATCTTGCCTCAGTTTCAGTTCGAAACATTTGTTTTTTAGTCCAAGTATCTCGCAACTCTTCCGTCATTGCCTTAAAATTATTAAGGTCTTTTGTGCTTAATAGATTGTTTAGATTGGGGATTTCTTTTTCGATAATATCTTTAACGCCGTCTTTTTTTGTTATATCGTCACTCATTCAGTTCTCCTTATTATATAATTATAATGTTACTATTATTTATAAGACTTTTATATTAAGATGAGGAAATAATTTCTCTTATAATTCCATTGCCGTACCATTCCTCAGTAGAATTTGAAACAGCTGATGGATCTAGACCACCAAAAGCTATAGCTGATGTTTGAGTACCATCGCCTGTCAATTCTGATCTTGCTGTGGATAAATCTCCGATCACAGTCCAGTTAGTTCCATTCCAAGAATCCGTTGAAGTCACACCTGGGTTTCCACCAAAAACTAATCCTGCAGTTGAAGTTCCTGAACTAGCCATAGCGTTTTTAGACATACTAAGATCGTTCACTTCTGTCCAGTTTGTNCCATTCCATAATTCTGTCGCAGCATATGGAGTAGGTCCTAAATCAAAACCTCCAGCAGCAACAGCAGCTGTACTAATTCCAAAACCTGTTGTACTAAATCTATCTGAATTTAAATCATTAACTTCTGTCCAGTTTGTCCCATTCCATAATTCACAGGTAGCTTTTGGGGCAACAGGTCCATCTAAACCTCCAAATGCTAAAGAAGCTGTTTGAGTTCCACAACCTGTTATACTTCTTCTTTCGTCATTCATATCATTTAATTCAGTCCAAGTGTATCCATTCCAAGCTTCTGTTTTACCTGTCACATCATTTGGTGTATCAGATTCTTGTCCCCCAAAACATAATGCAGATGTTTCAGTTCCTGATCCACCTACAGGTCCTTTTCTAGTAGTATTTAAATTATTAACCTCAGCCCAAGTAGTTCCGTTATATGATTCTGTTAAACTAGTAATAGGTGGATCAGAAGTTCCACCAAACATTAATCCTACTGTGTTTGACGAAGCAGCTCCTCCAGCTTGTTTTCTAGCAGTGTTTAAATTACCACCAGAAGTCCAAGCGCCAGTGGCAACTCCCCCGTTCCATTCTTCGGTGATTGACTGTGCTGCCGTTGGATGCTCTCCTCCAAAAGCTAAAGAAGATGTATTACTTGCTCCTGATCCTCCTATCCCAAGTCTTCCAACACTTAAATCATTTACTTCTGTCCAACTTGTACCATTCCAAGATTCTGTTAGTCCCAATTCAAGTGATACTGGTTTATATCCACCAAAACATAATGCACTAGCATTTGTTCCAGTTGCATAAGCACTAGAACCTCTACTAAAATTTAAATCATTAACTTCTGTCCAATTAGTTCCGTTCCAACTTTCAGTTTTTGCTGTAACTGCACCAGGAGCCTCGTTACCAGAAACAGCAATCGCAGCTTGATAATTTCCAGTTCCTGCTAGATTTCTTCTAGCCGTGTTTAAATTATTGACTTCCGTCCAATTTGAACCGTTCCATAATTCTGTATTATTATAATAATCAGGAGGACTCCAACCTCCAAAACATATAGCTGCTGTATTATTATCTCCTGCCCCTATGGTACTTCTTCTTGCTGTATTTAAATCTCCTAATTCTGTCCAGTTTGTTCCATTCCAAGATTCGTTTTTATCTTGAACAGCACCTGGTTGAATAGTTCCTGCAAACCCCAAAGCTGATGTTTGAGTTCCACTACGACCCATGAAAGACCTAGCAGTATTCATATCATTTACCTCAGTCCAACTTGTACCGTCATATTGTTCGGTTAGAGCATATGCTGGATTACCAGGAGGAGCAGCTCCTCCAAAACCTAATGCCGCAGTTTGTGTGCCTGCACCTGCTAAACCTGCTCTTGCTTGATTTAAACTACCACCAGTAGACCAAGCATTAGTAACAAATTGTCTTTGAGTTTTTAATTGTTCGGTTGAAGTGTTATACCAAACTTGACCAACAACTGGATTTGATGGATCCGAAGTTACCACTTCTATGTCTGTTCCGTGTAATTCTTTATAAGTTGCCATATTAATCTACCGTCTCCGTAACTATTCCATCTTCAATCCATTCAAAGGATGAACCATCTGTTGGGTGACCACCAGCAGCAATAGCAGATGCTGATGTTCCTATTCCTGCTTGTCCTTGTTTAGCAGCAGGCATATTATTTTGATTACTCCAGATTGTACCGTTCCATGATTCTGTATTTGCTACAGCAGCTGTTGAGAATCCACCAAATGCTAAAGATGAAGTATATGTTCCTGCCCCATTTATTTGATATCTTGCAAGACTTAAATCATTTACCTCTGTCCAGTTTGTTCCGTTCCATGATTCTGTTGCTTTTACATTATCACCTGACTCATCAGATCCACCAAACACTAAAGATTGTGTTGATGTACCTAAACATCCTGCTGCCTCTCTACGTTGATTTGCGTCATTGACAGAAGTCCAATTTGTTCCATTCCATAATTCTGTGGCATTTAATATTCCAGTAGGAGTAGCTTGAGGATTTTTACCACAAACACTTAAAGCAGCAGTATTATCTGCCCCTGCTCCTTGGGTATCACTTTTTCTAGTATTCATATCGTTGACCTCTGTCCAATTTGTTCCGTTCCAAGTTTCTGTTTTACCTTCTCTTGTAAAACCAGCATTTTCAGGACTAGAGTCTCCACTAACTCCTCCAAAAGCTAAGGCTGATGTTTGAGTTCCCTCAACTGCCACGCCATATCTAGCCTTGTTTAAATCATTTACTTCTCCCCAACTAGTACCATTGTAAATTTCAGCTTCTGCTTTAAATGGTGGATTTCCTCCAGCAACTAGACCTGCCGTTGATGTTCCTGCACCATTTCCATTTAAATTATTTTTAGCAGTGTTCATGGTACCAGCAGTGATCCATGCCCCTACTGCAAAATTAACATTCCATTCTTCGGTTAAAGCTGAATCTCCTGAAGAATCACCTCCACCAGCAATTAAACCAGATGTTGATGTTCCAGATGGTGCTGCGCCCCATCTACCTAAACTTAGATCAGTTGTTTCAGTCCAAACTGCTCCATCCCAAGATTCTGTTTTTGTAAGTTTATTAGGTGGAGAGTTACCACCTGCAGCAATTGCTGAAGTACTTGTTCCAAGTCCAGTTGGTTTACGAGATGCTGTATTCATAGCATTTACAGCATACCAACTTGTTCCATTCCATGACTCAGTTAGCGTAACTGTACCTGGACGTCTTCCACCAAAAGCTAAAGCTGATGTTGTAATTCCAGCTGATCCTAAATCGTCTCCTGCATTGTTTAAATTATTAACCTCTGTCCAATTTGTTCCGTTCCANGTTTCAGTTTCATTTTTACCAGGACCTCCTCCAAAGGCTAAAGCTGTAGTATTGTCAGCACCAACTCCCCCTAAAGCTTGTCTTGCTGTATTTAAATCATTGACTTCTGTCCAGTTTGTTCCATTCCATAATTCTGTGACATCTGTTGCAGGCGGTCCTCCTCCAAACGCTAAAGCTGATGTATAAGTTCCTGCACCTGCCAACTGTGATCTTGCTGTATTTAAATCATTTACTTCAGTCCAACTAGAACCATTGTAAGATTCTGTTACATCAGTTACAGCACTTGGATCATTTCCACCAAAAGCTAATGCTGCTGTTTGCGTGCCAGAGTTTGATCCTGCTGAGTATTTTCTAGCAGTATTTAAATTACCACCAGATGACCAAGAATTACTTACAGTACTTTTACGAATACGAAAACCATGAACAGTCGTATTATACCATAACTGTCCTACATAAGGATTATCAGGATCCTCAGTATAGTTTTTTAATTTTCCACCTTTAATT